TTTGGTCGCCGTGTTACTTGCACCATATCGCGCAATGGTGACTTAGCTTATCGCACATACTTACAAATTACTCTTCCAGAAATTGGCCAATCACTCAACACCTCTGGTCATGTCTACGCCAGATGGTTAGACTCGCCTGGTGAACAATTAATCGCCCTAGTTGAAGTTGAAATTGGTGGTCAACGCATTGATCGTCAATATGGTGACTGGATGCACATCTGGAATCAATTAACTTTATCGAAAGAACAAGAACGTGGTTACTACAAAATGATTGGTAACACCACTCAACTTACATACGTTTGTGACCCAAATTTTGCAGCGGTTGATGGACCTTGCTCAGCTGATGGTGTCCGCCAAGTTTGCGCTCCACGCAACGCTCTTCCAGAAACTACTTTATACGTCCCTCTCCAATTCTGGTATTGCCGTAACCCTGGTCTTGCTTTACCATTAATTGCTTTACAATACCACGAAGTCAAAATTAACTTAGATATTCGTAATATTGAAGAATGCTTATGGGCGGTTAATTCATTAAGTGGTTCTGGTGAAAAAGTTGATGGTGCTTACAAACAATCATTAGCGGCTGCTTCACTCTTTGTTGACTACATTTTCTTAGATACTGATGAACGTCGTCGTATGGCCCAAAATCCCCACGAATACTTAATTGAACAATTACAATTCACTGGTGATGAATCGGTTGGTTCATCGTCTAACAAAATTAAACTTAACTTAAATCACCCTTGCAAAGAATTAATCTGGGTTGTTCAACCTGATGCCAATGTTGATTATTGCGCGTCTTTACAAAAAGATACTGGCTTAAACCACTTATTAGGTGCCCAACCTTTCAATTACACTGATGCCTTAGATGCTTTACCAAATGCGCTTCATGCCTTCGGTGGTGCTACAAATATTGCGTCTAATGGTGCATTTATTAATAACACAAGTGGTGGTATGTTTGAAGATCCATTCGCCAGTGATTTAACACCAGGAACTGGTTTTACCACAGGTGCTGGTGGACGTGACAATATCACAGAATCTGGTGTCTCTGATGCCGGTACATTCGTTTTAGCCGAAACCGCCTTAGACATGCACTGCTGGGGTGAAAATCCAGTCGTTGTTGCCAAATTACAATTAAATGGTCAAGACCGCTTCTCGGAACGTGAAGGTACATACTTCGACTTAGTTCAACCCTTCCAACACCACACCCGTGCGCCCGACACAGGTATTAATGTTTACTCTTTCGCTCTTCGCCCAGAAGAACACCAACCATCGGGCACATGCAATTTCTCACGCATTGACAATGCCACTTTACAATTAGTCCTTTCCAACGCGACTGTCCAAGGTGTTAACACCGCGAAAGTTCGTGTCTACGCTGTTAACTACAATGTCCTCCGTATCATGAGTGGTATGGGTGGACTTGCGTATAGCAATTAATTTAAGTGTTATTTTTATTTTTACATTTTAAATAAAAATAACTTAAAGAAACTATATTAATAATATTATAAAAAATGGAAACTTTGTATATTAAGCCCAAATATGATATTAATGCGAAAGAAAATTTTGCAAAAATAATATATAATACTAAAGAATATATTTTTGACATAAATGATTTTTTATTAATTTTAAATTATGATAAAAATTTTAATTTTTATAACATAAATGATATTTATCCTTCATTTAAACGACATAATAATAATATCACTTTTTTAGAATTTCTTTTTATTTTTTCTGAAAATAATGTATATTTTATATTTAAAAATAATAATATATATGATTTACGACGTAATAATGTAGATTTTTTCCATAAATATCACAAAAATATAATTGAAAAATATCCACATGCAATTTATCATATTGGACATTATAATGATAATGGTAAAGATGCATATATAATGAAAAATCCATATTGGGAAATTGAAAATAATAATTCAAATAAAATATATTTAATGTATTGTGAAACAGATACTCTAATTAAAATAGATAATATAGCATTAGAAAAAATTTTTCAATTTGAAAAAAATAATAATAATAGTAAAAAAATTACTTTTTACAAACATAGTAATGGTTATATTTTATCTAGTAATACAAATTTGTTTATTCATCAAATTATTACAGGATGTTATGGAAATGGTAAAGGAACCTCAAACATTAGTGTCGATCATATTGATCAAGACCCATTAAATAATTGTTTTAATAATTTAAGAATTGTTGATAGAAAAACACAAGAACAAAATAGTAAAGGAACTAAAGAAAACACAAAAAGAGAACGAAAAAATAATGCAAAATCTTTACCTGATGGATTAACTCAAGAAATGATGAAAAAATATGTTGTTTATTATAATGAATGTTATAATAAAGAAAAAAATCTATATAGAGAATTTTTTAAAATAGAAAAACATCCAAAATTAGATAAACCATATATTGGTTCAAAAAGCAATGCTATTAATTTAAAAGATAAATTAATTATTGTAAATAAAATAGTAGATGATTTAGATAATAATATAATAAATAATGAAGAAATAGATGCATCAAAAAAACGTAATTTACCTCAATATATAACTATTCAAAAAACTAGAAATAAATCTCATTTAGTATTTGATAGACGAAATGAAAAGAAAGAGAGACAAACTATGCGTTCAATGTTACCAGATGATTATGATAATATTTTAGCAGAAAAATTAAAAATATTTGCTGAAAAAATAGAAAATAAATATAATTATAATATTTTTTAATATTACTATTTTGTAAAATAATAATATATTAATATATTAATAATCAATGCAAGTCAGTTTAGTAAAAAGCAGTTTTTATTTTACATATATATTCTTAATTACAACAGGTACAATATGTTTTATTGAAGCATTACGTAATCCAAATCCTCAAATTAGACATATTATGAATTTGGAAACATGTATTTCAGTTGTTGCAGGATATTTTTATGGAGTTTTTGTAGATAAATTAAATAAAGTAGAAAAAGAAGCAAAAGAAGCAAAAGAAAATAATGATTCTAATGAAGAAAATAAAGAATTAGAATTACCATATGAAAAAATAAATGATATGCGTTATACTGATTGGGCAATAAGTACTCCATTAATGCTTTTAGTTTTATGTATGGTTTTAGGAATGGAAAATAAGATTACTGTAACATTTATGCCATTTGTTTTAATTTTATTATTTAACTTCTTGATGTTGGGATCAGGATATATTGGTGAATTAGGTAAATTAAGCACAACAATGGCAAATGCGGTTGGATTCTTATTCTTTTTCTTAATGTATGGCACTGTTTGGAAAGTTTATATGTCAGGATCTAAAATAACAAAACAATCACAAGTAATTTTCTGGTTATTTGTTGGTTTATGGGCACTATATGGTGTATTTTATCAAACACCACAACTTACAAAAATATTTGGTTATAATATTTTAGATTTAGTAAGTAAAGCATTTGTTGGTATATTCTTTTGGTTTTATTTAACAAAATCGATTAAATTTTAAATATATTAAATTTTATTAATTAAAATAATAAATTTATAAATCAATTAAATTTTCACATCTTACATCTTTGGTTTTTAAAGTTTCGGTTAATTTTTCTTGTAATTTAATATTTAAATTTTCTAATGTTTCATATTTTAATTTTATTTTATCTAATTCATCCTTGTATTGATAAGCTAATTTTTTTTCTTCTCGTAATTCTTTACATTTATTATCAAATGCTTCTTTTAAATTATTTGAAGATCCAAATTCTTCTTTAAATAATTGATTAGCAGGGTATAAACATTTTTTTTTATGTTTTGATGTATTAAAATGACTAGCAATCATTGATGAAAATTTTCGTGGATAAAAAGTGGTGCCACAACATATACATCCATTGGAGTATTTATTTTGTAGATCTCTAATATTTAAATCTATTTTTTCAGTATTATTTTCATTTATTTTTGGCTCATAAGTTGGAAGAACTTCAATAATTTGTGTCATTTAATTAAAATATATTTAACTTTTATTTAAATAATATTAAAAGTTATAATTTAATTTTAATCAATTTTATTATTTGTTTAATATAATATGAATCAAATAATAAAAAATATACAAAATAATTTACATATTTTAATTAAATTTAAGTTTAATAAAATTCAAATATTATTTTTTTCAATGATATTTTTTTCATTAATTTATATGCTTTTAGACGATACACATTTTGAAGGAGTAAATAAATTTAAAGAATTAGTAAAAGAAGAAGTAATTAAAGATAAGGTTCAAGCAGAAATTAAAGAAAATTTTAATAATATTTATCAAGATTTAGATAGTTATTACAAATCTAACAAAATTTTAAAAAATGAAATAAAAGAAGAGGTTATTGAAGATGCTACAAAAGAAATAGAAAGTGATGTTAAAAAAGAAGAGTTAGCTCCAGAAAAAGTTGAACCTCCAATATATACAAAATATTTAAATCGCTTATATTTTGCAGTTATAACAGGATGTCTTTTAGGCTATGGAGATATTTAT